TTTTTTCGAGACGTTTTGATTCTCTCTTGCCTCTCTTATCAGTTGGTTGTCCTTTACGATCAACCTCACCACCAGCATCAAACCCTTTCATCATACCGCCGAGGTTATACCCCATGCGGCTTGCTTCACCCATTCTCTGACCCATCAATCCAGGATTGTTTTGGGTTGCAGGAGTGTTGATAGGAATAACAAATCCACCCGATGCCTTCTGAGCAACGTATTCTAGACCGTGACCAATGAAAGATACTGAGTTACCACCGTCCAGAGACACTGGATAACCTGACTGAGGTCCATTGATGAATCCACCACCAGCACGCAAAGCCTTCCTGACTTTGCCGCCCTTTGCCATTTCTTGATCGCCGCCACCGCCATCATCACGATTAAACAGCATCGAGAGTGCAGTGATTCCAAGACCGACAATACCAATCTTACCTAGTTTCCTGACCAGTTTGCCAGCAACCTTCTTCAGTCCACCTTTGAAAGCTTTGAATGCCTTTCCAATATCTTTTAGCAGACTCTTAGGGTTCTTCAACCACTTGATTGCCATGAAGGCAGTGCCTATAGACACAAATGCCTTAAAGAATCCACCCAGTCTCTCTAGGAAACTTGCATCTTCATTACATAAAAGTTGCCACAGACCATCGATGGCATGGTAAGCAACAGTGCCAAAGAAGTTTGTAATTACACCAAGAATGTCAAAGAGTTTCTCTAATGCCTCCTTTGTTTTCTTTCTATTTTCCTCGTTACTTAAAAACTTAAATGCAAGACCACCGATGACACCTGCTGCCACCATCTTGAGCAATTCAAAGATAGATTCCAACCATGATGGTGGTTTAACCTTTGTTTGCTCTGGTCTATCTTTATCACCACGCCCTCCAGGCGAGGTAGGCATATTAAAGACTGGTTTAAAGTCGTCCTTTGCCTGACGTGCTGCTGCTTTATAGATTTCAAAGTTAACTTCTCTCAACTCTTTCATCGACTGACCGAGAGAGTTGAGAGTCGTCCCCAATCTATTGAGTGCAACCGTATTTAACTTAACACCCTGCTGAATATCTCTTTGACGCTTAGCTTCCTTAGACCTTGCGCTTTTTTCGACAACAGGCAAGGTCGTTACTTTGTAAAAATCAATCTTTGAATTCTTCTTTGGACGCGCCATTACTTACTTAAAAGGGAAGAGGTTGTACCGAATTTAAACTCTGTAGTTTGTGGTATAGCAGTATTTAGGGTGTATGCAACAGGTTTCTCTACGAATACAATTTGAGTCGAGTTGTCATAGTCCATCTTACTCTTTAGATCGATGTTTAAACCCATGTCAAATGCATACTTACTATCGGCATTGACTGGGAATCCGATGATCTCATCTAAGTTTAGTTGTGAATCGGCACCAGATTTTACCTCTGCTTTTTTAGTGAAAGGATCATTACTACCAGTCATATCAATACCAAACTTTCCAGCAAGTGCCTTCAATGCATCCATGGGATTCAGCATTTTTCCCATCATTCCACCACCAGTAGTGGAAGTCTCGTCTGCACTCAGTGATCCAGAGTCACCAGTAGTAGATCCAGTATCGCCACCGTAGTCTCCAGAGTCACTAGACATGTCTCCTTCTTCTACAGCACTGACCTTGCTGTCGTATCCCTTAGCACCTGCCTTGATAGCATTAGCAAGTTGAGTTGACTTCGACTCAATGAATTGTGTAGGTGCCTTCAGATACTTCATATCCAAAGGTGCAATCTCTAGCAGTGTCTGCTTGTAGTTGCTACCAACAAAACCCAGTCCTCTTTGAGCACGGTGAATGCCAAAAGAACTATTGATTGCTTTCAGGATTGAATTCTTAGCACCTCTTGCCTGCATACCAGGACCGACACCCATGGTGCCTGCCATACCCATACTAGAGGGAGCATCCTGGTGAATTTCAATAGAGGTCATACCTCTAGCAGCGTCTGCCTTACCTCTCTTCCAGTTGCCCTTAGGATCGCTACCAGATGAAGTCCTAATTGGTTTTCTGTAGACAGCAAGACCACCAGATTTTGCAGCTGCTCTCTGTGCAATCTTATCGTTAAAGTATGCCTCGTTACTAAGGTATCCCTCTTGCTTAGCAGCAGGTACAAATCCTCCAGGTTGACCGTCTAGACCAGAGGAGTATTTACCACCGACAATCCTACCACCAGCAGTGCCGAATGCACCAGAAGGATCAGACTTCTTCATGTCTGCGTGACCAGCATAAAGAGATGCAATAGGACCACCTGCTGCATACTCATCAACCATTGCCATCGCATCTGCTGAGATGGTATCACCAGATTCAAGATCCAGAGGATCACCCTCACCATCTTCCAGTCCCATACCCTCAGGGGGTTTGCCGCCCAACATACCAATAAGTTGTCCTAGGTTTGGCAACTTCTTACCAAAAGACTTCATCGTATCTCCCAGTTGTTTTGCACCAGGGATCTTATTGATCATCGCTTCTTCAAATTCTTGCACACCTGGGACTAGATCTCTAGCAAAGAGATATGCATCGATACCCATGGAGATTGGAGGTCCAAACTGACCACCAGGGAATAGACCTGCCAAGTCAAAACCAGCAGATAGTCCTTCCAACAATCCACCAAAGGGATCTTCATTAGCAAATCTGTCGTAGGCAAACAACATGTTTACCAGACCGCCA